CACAAACCGACCCTGGTATCATGGGTGCTGCTAGAGACATAGGGAGTAGGGCATTAGGAGGAGCCAAGAAATTCCTGGGAGGTGTCAAGGATAAGGTCATGGGAACCGATGGGATTGATGCGAGAGATGCGGAGATGAATCAGAAATTCAATAAGCTGACAGGAGGCGATCCGAATGCCGATCCAGAAGGCGTGTTTCAAGGGACACCAGGAATGGCTTCCCAAGTAGGCACGAAACTTGGTAGCAAGTGGTCGGGGCTGAAAGATTCCATTGGCAATACAAAGCAATGGCTCAAGGATCAGGGGGCGGACAAACTCTCAACTGCTAAACAGGGTTTTGATAACAGATGGTCGGGGCTGAAAGATTCCGTTGGCAATACAAAGCAATGGCTCAAGGATCAGAACGAGAAATACAATACGCCCGAGAACAGAGAATCGGCTATACGAGGTGCTGCCAATGTGCTTTCACTTCCTGGACAAATAATAGCGGGGGCGGGAGAGAAGTTAGGAGATCTTGGCGGAAGAATGGCTTACGGCAAAGTTGATCCCGCAACAGGACAGAGAACCGGAAGAGGTGCATCAGGATTCATCAACCCCAATGACAAGCTTGGGACACTCGGCGCAGGACTCTATGGTGCGGTCACAGGCAAGGGTGCGATGAATACCATAGAGGAGCGCAATGAAAGACTGTTGAGCACTCCAACTCAACAATTCGACAGGGAAGCACAGGCGAAGGTCAAGCAAGGTGCTGCCGATTTCGATGCATCTCAGCGTTGGGCGAATATGCCAATGAACGTCCAAGCAGGGGCGGCTAATAAGTTAGGGCAAGGTATGCAACCCCCAGGAGGAAACGCTATGTCCACCGCCGGAACGAACACCATGTCCACCGCCGGAACGAACACCATGTCCACCGATGGATCACAAACAGGGACGCCAGGAGATGCTGACGGCAATGGGGTTCCTGATGTCGAAGAGACTCAGACCACTTCAACAGATGGGACGACAGGCGAGGTGACACAGACTACTGAGAGAAAGGTCACTCCGCAACAAGGCAACCAACAGGCGCAGAACATACTTGCACAGAGGCATGGACAGCAACTACAAGAAGCAGACAAGAGGGCGCAGACAAGCGGCGGTCTTGGCCTTAGCTCACTAGGAGGCTTGGCGGCAAACGCATTGACTATGGGTGGTGTGGCCGCAGGTAAGGGACTATACAATGCATACCAAAGGCACCAGGGTCGCAAGGATCAAGCAAAGCATCTAGGGGCTTTGGAGGGGATGGCACAGGAAAACCCCACTTTCACGGCATCTTTCGACTCTCCGGTTGATGACCTGTGGGAGTTGCAGAAGATGATGCAGACATTCAGACTTAGGGATTCAACGGAGGCACTTCGCCATGCCTACCGATGAGTCGTTCGACCTCGCCTGGGTGGCGATGAATGACGATGAGATATACAAAGGTATTTTTGATTTCGTTGAAGGACTGAAAGATTGGCGTGAGAGACAGAGACAAGCTACACGCAATCGGCAGTTGGATAGATATTGGAGAGGTAGGCAATTGACAGATACCTTCGGGCAACCACCTGCACAGTCTGAAGATGAGGATAGTGATCGTAGGAGTGATCCTAACATTTCGATGAACGAAGAAAGCCACTCTGACAATTTTGAAGATGGGAAATCCACATATGATACTGATGAGTTTGATGACTTCAATTTTGACGATGATGATGATATGTTCCTCGATGATGATGATACCGAAGAAGAGATGAATGATCCCGATGTAGCTCCTCAGACCCTAGCTGAGCCAAAACCTGCCACAGATGATGAGATATTTGCAAATGATGGGAATGCCGAAGAAGTCAAGTCCACTCACTCAGATGTTCGTAATAATCTGAAAGCTCAGATAGAGGCAAAGAGAGCAGAGGCAGATGAGGCTAGAGAACCTAAGCAATATCCGAGTATTTTTGCATCGACTGAACCAAGTGTAGTTGCCGAGATATTTAGGGATGCGGAAGAGGGCAATGAAGAAGCAAGAAAGCATCTCTACAATAGCATGGCAGAAATAGAAGATCATTTCCCCGAGTATGCATTGCAGTATGAGGAGTTATTCGGTAAGGCCAGGGTAAGTCAGAATGATGTGGCAGATTCTTCATTCATACTGAAAAACCCATTTGCAAACCCGTTTGACTCATCAAATGCTTTCGCAATCAATGAGGAACCGCAGAAAGGAATCCACCCTACGCATATATCTCCTGTCATCAAAAGCGAACCGCCCAAAGAGGAGCCGGATATTGGATTTGATGTCGTTGAGGGTGACGATCTGTCACTACTACCGGCTTCTTTGTTCGCAAAGAATAACCCAGGTGGTGACGATATGAGCCTGTTGCCATCGGGGTGGCAGAGTGGCTAATGAGGCAATGCTCGAATTAACGAGCAAAGTCGATTGGGAGATGGGGCGAAGAGATTTTCGCTTTTTCTTTGAGGACATCTGCGGATTCCAGTTAGCACATTTTCACAAGGAGTGGTATGAAAATGCAGAGAAGCACAACAAAGTCTGCGTTATAGCGAGTCGTGATCACGGCAAGTCAGTATTCTTCAGAGTCTATCTCCTATGGAAGATGGCATACAATCCTGGGACTGAGGTTCTATTCTTCAGCCACAGTCAGCACCAATCCATAGACCACATGGGCAAAATGGATGAGTTGATTGTCACTACTCCTGCATTGGCTCATCTGAAGCCCAAGAGAGGTTGGGCGAAGCAGTTGTTTAAGTTCACCAATAAATCATCCATACGAGCCATGTCCATAGGAAAAGCCGTTCGTGGTGCTCACCCCGACATAGTTGTCCTCGATGACATTCTATCGAGTGAGGCCGATACTCAGTTGAAATCCATATCTACATGGTTCTATACCGCATTACTCCCCGTTCTGCACCACACGGCTCAGATGTGCGTTGTCGGCACTCCGTTCTCATTTACAGATCTATATTCTGAACTAAAGAGTCTTGACGGGTATTGTGTAAGAGAATACCCTGCAATCAATGAAGCGACAGGCGAACCTCTATGGCCTGAGAGGTGGAACCTAGAAGCTCTCAACACTAGAAGAGGAGAAATGACTTCCATTGCTTTCACTCGTGAGTATCTATGCAAACCGATAGCTAGTGAGTCAAGCCTGTTTCCAGAAGAGATGCTTGCAAATGTCAAAGATGACTCTCTGATTCTTTCGTATTATCCTGATCCTGGTGAGTCATTGAATTACTACATAGGATGGGATCCAGCAATCAGCGCAGACAGAAGTGCAGATTACACTTGCATGATGGTTATTGGCATGGATGAAAACAGACACAAGAGAATCGTCCACGTCCACCATGAAAAGAATATGAATTTCAATCAACAAATTGACAAGATCATTGAATTGAATGCTCGTTTCAATCCAGTCATCATCGAACTAGAGACTAACAACTTCGCTATGGCATTCAACCAGGTCTTGCAAGAAATCAGCGATCTCCCTATCAAACCATTCAACATGAGTCGCATGAAGAAAGAAGCATTGATTCATACATTGCAATTGCATTTCGAGCAGAAGCATCTCTTGATCCCATACAAAGACGAAGGTGCAACAAGGCGACACATGAATACGCTATTGAATGAATTATCCATGTTCACCATGCTTGATAATGGACGTATGGAAAGCCTCGGGGCACATGACGACATGGTGATTGCCCTTGCACTTTCGGTGCAAGCGACTAAGGAATATCGGGAAAACATAATTATCCTAGACGGTGAGATGTGGAAAGACAGGTTGGGGTGGGCAGATGCGTGATTACCTACAACCCGTTCAAGGGGTAGAAGACTTGACGGATTCAATAGAGAAAATCTTACCTGCACTAGCGGCAGGGGCAAGAGCAGTTGCGGCTTCACCCACAGGGAAGAAAATGATAGCGCAGGGCGCAATGATGGCAGTTGATTCAATCAAGGATAAGAAAGAGAAAGAGGAAGAAGAACTTCAAGCAGCCGAATTAGAATTGCAACAGGCCGAAGAGGAAGCGGCAAAACAAAAGGAACTGGAGGCGCAACAACCACCTCCTGCTACACCGGAAGAAGGACAAGGGGCAGAGATAGAAGGAATGGATAGTGCAGAAAGTGGTGTGCCAACCGATCAAGAAGGAACCGCCCTTCCCGCAGAAGCACCACTTCCTCAAATGAAATCATGGTTCCTAGATAACTTCGGCATGACTGGTAGAGAGATGACTGAAATTCTGATTAAAGGAGATGAGTTGAAGGTTCTCGATTCCATTCAACCATTATTACTTCTTGAGAAACAATCAACCCTTGCACAGTTTCCAGGGGTTTCCCCTGACCTTGTTCATGAGTTGCCATTAACAGATCTCGACTATGACTCATTGAATAAGAACTCGAAGAGGCTTGACTTACCGTTCCGCCGTTTTGTAAAGACATGGGTTTCTGCGGAAGACGATGCAGGAAAGGAAAAGGCCGAGAAACTATGGAGGACAACCATAGACAAATCAGAAAGGCTATCACATAGGGAACGAGGTATTCTCAATAATTGCAGGGAGATTTTAGCATCAAGAGGTGCAGTAAATGCTCAGACTCTAAAATCATACGGAGTCCAAGCAAGTCCGGCAGAAATATCCTCGCTCATCAAATCTCATGGTTTCTTGTTTGACATTATCGCAATTGGGCAATTTACCAAATCAATGGGAAGAGGTCTATTCTATGATGTCATGAGGCGTGATGTAATCCTAAAAGATGCAGATAGATTCCTTGCCGGATTGATTGATAGCAATAGCACTTTCAAATTCGACACAAGACTCCAGCCTCGTTTGGAAATAAATTTCAATGCACCATCTGCCCCCTGGTATGCGGATGCTCTTATCAAAGAAGGAGTGGAGGGCGTGAAAGCAGAAGGAATGGGGCTAGTTATCGAAGGAGAAATAGCTGTTCTCAAAGCCCTTGAGTCGGCAGAACCTTATCTGACTAAATCAGAAGAATACCCATCACCTCATAATATGTTGAATGCATTAAGGGGTGATCGTGATACATTGATTGTCTTAGCTTATGATTCAATTGAGCCTGTGGAACAAGCGAGATTGCTTCGCAAACACAAAATAACAGTTGATGATTTCGATGAAATGAAGGCAGGAGTGAAGGCAAGTGGTTGATAACAAGAAAATGGAGAGAATGTTTGCCGCCATTGGCATGGATATGGAACGCTATAACACCCCTATTCCTTCTATGCCTCTGTTCACAGAAGGTGTCCAAGAGCCTCCTCTTCTCCAGGGAATAACTGTGCCAGCATTGTATGCTGCAGCTTACGAATGCATGGTTCTCCGATCAATCCTCAATCATCTATGCGTTGAAACATTCCGCAAGGGTTGGGAATGGAAAGCGAAGTTTGTCGCCAAATGCGTTGAGTGCGAATCTGAATACCATCAAGAGGTCGATTCATGCAAAGCCTGTGGTGGTGAGGTTCGTAAAGCGGACAAGGGCCAAATCGAATATGCAGAAACCATCCTGGGGAGTCAGAATAGAATGTCACAACAATTCATTGACATTCTTAGGGAAATTGAGATGGATCTGAATATCGTTGATGATGCATACTTAGTTTTGACAAAGGAGTATTTCGTTGATCCTAACACGAAACAACCCATGTTTTTCCGCATAAGGGAAGTTTCGAGAGCAGACCCCATCTTCATGCGAATCATTGCGGACAAGAGAGGCATCAGGGGCGGGACTCAATACACTAGCTTGATGGACAGATCATTCCGAACAAGTGACCCTGATGCGGTGTGTCCAGTTTCTGGTATGCCAGTGGTTCCAATTCATTACATCAACCTAGCAGGTGTCGGCAACGGCCAAGTCTATACAGAAGGGGAGGTCATCCATGTCAGCAAGTGGTCGCCATCCAAGTTGTATGGTCGTAGTCCTGTTGCTACCATGTGGAGACAAGTCAATACCCTCATCGCTATGGATAACTATGTCTATTCGGCATATCAGAAGAAGAGGATGCCTCGTGGTGTCATGGTCATCAAATCATCAAACATGGAAACAGTCGAGAGAACGGCTCGTAATATTCAGGAACATCTTGAGCGTGACCCAAACTATGTGCCAACAATCGGTGTTGAAACTGAATCAGGCAGAGGCGGTCTTGAGTATGTTCGTATGATGGATACCCTAGAAGAGTTGCAATACATTCCAATCAAGGATGACATCAGACAACGTATCTCTGCATACTATGGGGTTTCAAACGTATTCATGAATGACGTATCCGGCGGAGGTCTAAACAATGAGGGTATGCAAATCGTAGTCACCAACCGTGCTTTGGCATACGCTCAATCCATGTATAACAGACACCTCTTCCCACTCTTGCTAGACGCATTTGGAATAACCGAGTGGGACATTACATTGAATCCACATGAGGAAGAGGATGAAATCATGCGATTCCGCAGAGATGAGATGGCTATCCGCAACATGATGCAGATGAAGCAAGCAGGGTATGAGGCCATGCTACGAGATCAGATAGACGACAAATTCCTAGAGTTCGACTTCAAGGAACCTTCACCCGAAGAGGTTGCAGCTAAGGCTCAGGAGGCTCAGATGCAACAAGGAGGCGGCGCACCACCAGGCGGAGGCGGCGCACCACCAGGCGGAGGGGGTGCTCCTCCACAATGACCGCATTCGACAAGGCATGGGGAGTTGTCAAGCGAGATGGCTTGGATTACGACCAAGAAGAGATACCCGAAGCATTAGCTGCAACGTATTTGACGGAAATACCGCCTTTGAAGACGCAAGGGCGAAGTCAGATGAAACCTGGTTCAAGGAAATCAGGAGGTAGTTCTCCACGAGATATTGGCCGAGTAAGTGGCGCACACGCCTCCTCCTCCTCTCGAAAAGACTCTATGGATCATCGAAAAACACAGGCAGAGGCCAATGTCGATGCGAAGCTTCGGAACGCTGGAGCCAAAGGGCAACGATAGGATAACAATCATTAACAATGGAAAAATTAGGAGCGAGTGAGCGACATGAGCGAAGGCGAGATTTTTGGGCTTCAGAAAATGGATCCAATGGCGAGAAGGGCATTGGCATCTATTGAGATGATGGTGAAGGCAATAGACCACAATAACAGGGATGACATTGAAAAGCATCTCAATGATGCTAAGAATGCATTGGCAAGTCTTGGTAGCGATTTGGAACTACATGACAGACTACAAAAAGCACTCAAGCCAAAGAATGTTCCTGATCCTCAACAAGTAGGAGTAATTAGAAAATTCGACAACACCGATGGAGACCTTAGCGTCAATGACGGTGCAATAGCCCTCGGTGTAGTTCGTGCGGGCAGAACCGACAAGGTATTCCGCCCCCATGAGGTGTATTGAGATGT